GTCGAGAAAGGGTGCGGCGGGATCCCGGCTGCTGCCGACGCCAATGACGTCAGCATCAAGCAGTGGCTGCTCGGCGCCAAGGTCACAGGAGAGGAACGGCATGCGCAGCCAGTCGCCCGCGGGCGCGGTGCCGTAGGTCACCTCGGGGATCATGAGCAGACGGCAATTGGCGCCGATGGCACGGGGCATCGGAGATCTCCGGGATCAGCAGGGAGGAAGAAGCGTCAGGCCAGTGGCGAGCCGGCGACGGTGAAGAACAGCACGACGGGGACGGAGGCGGCGCGAGCGGCAGCGGCGCCTTCGACTTCGACGTCCTGGACGTCGGGCGCACCGGGCTGCGCCCATTCCACAGCACCACCCAGGGTGCGGTCGGCGGTGATGGCGGCAGCGAGGTCCACCAGCAGCGCGTCGAGCAGGATGGTGCGCGCGGCCGGCGTCGCCCCGGCCACGGTGACCTCGATCTCGGCGCGGTGCTCGATGGCCCAGGCCAGCGGCGAGAGGATTGCCGTCTCGTCGACGGTCTCGCCGTCGCGGATGACGACCAGCCCGCCCGGAGGCAGGCGCTGCGGCACGGTCTCGCCGCGCAGCACCACGGGTGCCGGGCTCCTGGCTCCCAAGTATGCAGCGAGCCGGGCATGCAGCGCCGCGATGGCGGCCTCGCGCATGCTCACGGCGCCGCCCTCCCGCTCTCCCGCTCCCAGGCCGCCACGAACCGTCCCGGCAGCCGGCGCAGGCCACGCTCGGCGGCCCCCTTCACGTCCAGCCGCTTGGCGAGCTTCACCTGCGGCAGCAGCAGGAACATCGGCACCATTCCGCGGGCGAGCATGCCGCGGGCCCAGGCCTCGCGACCCTTGCGGTTGCCGGTGCCGATTACGGCGAGCCCGCCGGCGACGAGACGGGTGCGGCGGCGCCGGCCGGTCTGCTCCCCCTGGCGCAACGGCAGGCACCACACAAAGCCCCGGCCCGACTGGAACGGCCGGAGAAAGCCCTGGCCGGAGGCGACCATCTGCGCCGGCGTGACGCGCATCCCCTTCTCGCCGCGACCGCGGCGTCCCCGCGCCGCGTTGAAGCCGGTCGGAATAGCGAGATACTTCGCCCCCTTGGCGCGGATCAGCGCACCGCGCTCGAAGGCGTCGATCACGTTCGGCACCTTGGTCCAGACCAGTCCCGCAGGGCGGAGCGACTGGCCCGAGCGGGGAAACACCTGTGACCGCCAGGCATTGGTGATCCCCCGCGCGTTGCCGCCAAAGCTGCTGGTGACCTGCCGGCGCAGTTCCGCTTTGACCTGCTCGGTCTCGCCGCGGATCGCCGTCATCGCCGCGCGCTCGCCGGCCCGGACCTCGGCCGCGAGCACCTGGCGCAGGTCGCCGACGATGCGGGCGGCCAGCCTCACGGCGCGCCGCCGCTCGGCGGCAGGCCGGTACGGTGGCGGATGATCGCCACAGCGAGGTCGTGCAGCGCCGCCTGGCCGAGGTAGCCGAACACGAAGGCAAAGAGGAACCGGCCGTACTCGTTGAACTCGAGGAAGCCGCCGAGCGCGTAGCCGGCGCTGCCGACCAGGGCGGCGGAGGGCACTTCCCAGGCGAGACACCAGCCGAAGCGCCGGCGTTCCGGGTTGTTCCAGCGCACGAAGCCGCCGGCGAGGCCCGCCGCGGCGCCAAGCAGCAGGTCGCGCAGGATCTCCAGCAGGGTCAGGGCGTTCTGCGGCATGGCGGGAACTCCTATCGCTGGCACAGCACGCGCCAGGCGGTGCCGGAGGCGTCGCGCTCGGCATGGGTGACGGTGAGCAGGTCGGCGCCAATAGCGAAGCTGTCGCTGGCGGCGAGGTCGGGCAGCGTGGCGATGGCGACCGAGAGGATGTCGGTCGCCGAAAGGATCTCGGTGCCGAAGGCATCAGCCACGCGGTCGGGCGAAGACCGCAGGACGCGGACCGGAACTGCCGGGCCGGTGCCGACCTGCCGATAGACCGCCTCGGCGCCCAGATTTGGATCGGCGACCAGGGCCGCCATGGCTGCGGCGAAGGCGCTCATCGCTCGCCCCCGTCGGCGGAGTTCAGGCGCCGCACCGCGGCGAGCCGCCCGGCACAGTCGGCATGGGCGGCGTCGTAGGCCAGCAGTAGCTCCGCCACCTGCCCCTGCGTCAGCCTGTCTGCATTGGGCAGCGCCGGCGTCGCGGCGCAGATCAGCAGCGCGTCAGGGAGGCGCAGCGGCAGCAGCCTGATCTCCGGTGGTGCGGCCGGCGCGCAGGCGCTCGACAGCATCGCGCAGCACAGGGGCAGCGCCGGCAGCGTGGCTCGGGTCACGGCGGAGAGCCTCCAGATTGGCGCCGAGCCGCGCGGCCTGGGCGCGGGCGCGCTCGGCCTCGCCAGTCAGCGCGGCGAAGTGGCGCGCGTGCTCGGCGGTGGTGCGGGCGAGCGCCGCCGCATTGGCCTCGGCGGTGCGCGTGGCGGTCGCAGCATCCAGCCGGGCGGCGTCGCGCTGCGACCGGAAGTGCCAGGCGACGGTCGCCGAGAGCAGCAGCGCGCCGCCCAGCGCGAGCGGCACGGCGTGCCGGCCGAACAGCGCAAGGATCGTGGCGCCGATCATAGGTACACCGCACGGTCGAGCTCGAAATGCGGCCCGTCGCGGAAGGACGTCCAGTCACCACCCCAGACGATCGGCACGCCGAGATCCTTCGCCGCAACCTTCATCGCCGCGCCGATCTGCTCGTACAGCGGCCAATCCCAGCGGATCTCGCCCTGCTCCACCGAGCCGTCGCCGTCGTCGAGCCAATAGGCCAGATCGACGGCATGGCCGGTCAGGTGCCGGCTGTTCATGGTGCGCGAAGCCCCGATCGCGACCAGCCGGGCCTGGCGCTCGCGCGAGCGCAGCCCCTCGGTGACGATGAAGGGCACCGCCTGGCGAGCCCGCTCGACGACACGCACCAGGTCGCGGTGCACGCCCTCGAGCCGCGCGCGGTCGCGCGGCAGCAGGGCGGCCATCACGCTCCGGAGGCCGGCACACGGGCCAGCATCACGCGCACTGTGGCATCGGCGGTCAGTGCGGCGACGGTGCAGAGCCCGACCTGGTAGTTGCCCGTCGCCGTGGTGGTGATGCGGCGGTTGGTGTTGTCCCAGAACACGCGGGCGCCCTGGCTGATGGCGAGCGCGGACTCCTTGGTGAGTTCGAACTCACCGCGGGTCTCGCACTCGACGCTGGCGTTCTGGGCGGCGTCGGACGCCGCCACCCCGAAGAAGGCGCCGACCAGCATGCCCTGGCCGGAGAGGATGCCGCCGACATAGGGCACCAGCATCGGGATGGAGCGCGCGTCGGGGCGGATGCAGTTGCGCATGGGAGGGTCTCCTGAAACGCCGAAGGCGCCCGACAGGGCGCCCTCGACGAAGCTGCTGCGGTGGTGGGAACGATCAGGTCCCCGGATTGAACCAGGCGCCGCGCCAGTCGATGGCGCCGACGCCGAAGTCGAAGATCACGCTGACCTCGACGCCGTCCGCACCCTGCACCGGGCCGGTGGTGACCTGCGGCCCCTCGGCGCCGTTGAGGTAGCCGTAGACATAGACCGGTGCCGCGACCGGGTCGGAGAACAGGTACCAGCGGTTCGCCTGGATCAGCGGCTCGATCACCGGCTGCACGAAGCCGGCAAAGACGTTCGCCTTGCCGATCTCGTTCGCCTGCACCACCACCGTCGCCTGGCGGGCGGCGAGCTCGAGGTTTGGCCCGACCAGCAGGCGCATGGTCTGCCCCATCGAGATCGGCAGGCCGTCCAGCGTGCGCTGCTTCATGATGGCGGTGCGGCCGGCGCCGATGGTCGTGGTATCGAGCACCGTGCCGGTGCTGGCCCTGTTGGCCCGCGCCGCGCCGGTGGCGAACACGGGGGCGCTCCCGGTGGTGAGCGTCGGACCGTCGCCATTGGCGCTGTTCACCAGCTGGTAGGCGGTGGCGTTTTCGAACTCGGCGACGCGGCGGCCGATGGCGGCGGCGAAGTCGGTGAAGGCGCCCAGATCGTCGTTGACCAGCATCGGCCGCGTGACGCGGATGCGCCGCGCGAAGGTCTGCAGCAGGACGATCTCCTGGCTTTCGGACATGGTGCCAACCTGGATCTCGCCGTTCTCGGCGAGCGGCAGCAGGGTCGGGAAGTCGCCGATGCGCAGGTGCCGGTGCGGCTTGAAGTCGCGGAAGTCGCGGCGGAGGAAGATCTGCCGGTAGGTCGGCTGCGCCGGCTGGTAGGCGGCGAGCAGCATCTTGTTGGCGGCGGCGGCGAGCAGCAGCGGGAAGTCCGAACTGGTGTGGAAGGCGCGCTCGGCGAGCAGGGTCGGGTTGCGCGGCACGCTCCGCTCGCCGCGGGCGCGCAGCAGCTCCCCGATCATGTCGGAGGGCCGCCAGCCCATGAACTCGGCGTGCCGTCCCGCCCCCTGCGGCTCGTAGCCGGGCATCGCGCGGGCGGCGAGCGCCTCGGCCATGGCGTCGAGGATCTGCGCCGGGTCGTCGTGGCCGGGACCGGTCTCGGGGCGGGCGGGAATGGACGGCCGCGGCCCGTTTGCCACCAGGGCATCGAACAGGGCGCGGCGGGCCTGGTCGCCGGTCCAGCCCTGGGCGATGGCCTCGGCACGGACCGGAGTGATGCGCTCCGCCGGCAGCAAGGCGCGGGCGGCCTCGACCGCGGCGTCGATGCCGGCGATGCGCTCGCGTTCGGCGCGCTGGGCCTCGGCACGGACCGCGTCGAGATCGGCCGGCGCAGCGCGGGTCGGCTCGGGCGCCGCGGCGGCGGCCGGTGCGGGGCTGGTGGTCACGGGCATCTCCTGGGGCGGGGTGGTGGACGGCGCAGCGGGCGGCGCCGACGGGGCAGCAGCCGGCTCGACCGTCGCGGTCTGCGGGGCTGGCGTCGTCTCGGGCATGGGTGGATCCTCGTCAGGCAAGGCAGGCTCGATTGCCGGCGCGGGGAGGCCCTGCTCCCCCTGCGCGCGGACAGCCGCATCGCGGTCCACCGGGACCGGCACGACGGAAATCTCGAAGGGCTCCCAATCCACCGCGCGGTGGACGGTCTCGCCGGTGGCGGCGTCGGGCCGCGGCTCGTAGCGATGCACGCGATAGCCGACGCTCACTGCCCGCAGCGTGCCGTCGGCGATGCGCTGCCAGACGGGCTCGACGTCAGCCGCGGTGCTGAACTGCAGCGTGGCGTAGCCGCGACCGCGCTCGAGGCGAGCGGCCGTGACGCGGCCGAGCACGTCGCGGGCGCCGCCGCGGCGATGGGTGTCGAGCACCGGGGCGCGGCCGGAGCGCAGCGCCTCCATGCGCACCGCGTTCGGCGACATCTCCAGCTCCTCGGTGATCAGGCCGAGGGCGGGGACGAAGTTGCGGGCGCGCGCGCCCGTGCTCCACACCACCTCGACGGTGCGCGCAGCGCGATCGACGGTGGCAGGCGCGGTGATGGCGCGCTGCGCCACGAGCGACTGCACAGCGGTGGGCGTTTGATCGGGCGTAGCGGCGTGTTCCGGCGCGGCATCGCTGCCGCTCGGGTCGGCCAAGGTCGTCATGCTGTAATCCTCGTCTGAGCGGCCCGGTGACCCCGACCCACCGAATTGCCGGGGGATGTCAGCGTTCGCTGGTGCGCACCGATTCCGATGCAGACGGTTGGATGCGCGTGCTAGCGTCCTGGCCTTCGGCCAGGAGTGAGCAAGATGCAGCACCGAACCGGCCTGACCTGCACCGTCGCAACCCTGATCGCCTGTTATCCGGCGCTGGCGCAGCAGCCGCCTGCGCGGCCCAATCTT